TGCTGGGCCTCCTGCATATTGCGCTGGAGAAGCTGTTGTGCAGCCTGCGCCGCCATCTGAGAGACACGCACCTCCATCTCTGGAGACATCTCGACCTCGTCCTGCTCCTCGTTGTACGGGGGCAGCATCTGACCCATCGCCTGCTCAACCTGCTTGCGATACTCCATACCTAAGTGCTCAACGACGTGCGCCATCATGGCCGCTTGAAGCGCCTGCGCCATCTGCGGATTCATACCCACTAGAGCCTGAATCTTGGGGTCCTGCGCCGCTGCCATGTGGACCGCGATGTGCGCCTGATGGTCCTGATAGATGAACGCCTTGACCGGCTTATTGCGCAGGATGTTCATGTTCTCCGTGACCGGATCACGAGGCTTCATGTCATCCGACATCGGCACAAGCTTCTGGTAGTTCTTGATGCCGAGCACGTCCAACATCTGACGATGCAATAGCGGAAGGTCATACAACTGAGGCGCTGTTTGAGCTAGCTGAAGCGCCGCCTGATACTGAACAACCTTCTGAGCCATAGTGGCTGCGTTGGGGTCGCTCACCGGGATGACATCGACTTGGTCGTAGTCGCTCTGCTTGACCGACCGGCCACCCTCCTCGGGCATGTACGAGTACGCCGGAGGCGTATAGTCCCTGATGATCTCTTTGAGCAGCTTGAACTCTTGACGCATCGCATAGTGGATGCGAGCCTGCACTGCCGACATCGTCTTAAGCTGCCGCTCAAGAATGGCCAGAGTCGTGCCCACCGGGGCCTGAGCAGACATGTCAGAGGTCTGCAATTCAACCGCGCCCGCAAACTTGCGGCCTTCCTCGATGATCTGGTTAAGGAGCGCCGCTAGGACCTGACTTGGCTCCTTGTAAGGAAGTGGCATGATGTTGTCCCGCATGTTGCCACTAGGAACGTCCATGTCTCGCCATTCTCCGGGACTGATAGGAGTGTCATCCCCTTTTGCTCGTAGTCCTCGGGTCTTGAATCCCCCTGGAAGATTAGATAGAGTGCCAGCATCGACAAGCTGACGCAGGATAGAAGTACCAGACTTAGCAAATGCACCGACCAGATGGATGAGGCCAAACGCATAGAACCCAAAGCCTGGGATGTACGGATAGTGGACAAAGTGTTGGCGCTTCTGGTGCGTCTTGTCATTGGGTCTCCAATTCCTACGGATGGCCAGCACCTCGCCGGTACCCTTCTCAATCGTCACGACATACGGCAGCGCAATGCCCGTCTCTTTGCCATCGTCGTCCTTGTGCTCATAGCCTTTGAGGTCGATCTCGACGTGCATCTCTAGCAGCTTGAAGCGGTTGTCCTCAGTCGCACGAAAGCCCAGCTTCTCAGCGATCTTCTTCTCAACCTCGTCCATGACTTGGACCGGCTCGCCCAAGTCCACGTCCCGATAGAACCCCTCGTGCTGGAGCCTGCGCACATCGTTGGGAGTTTTACGCATGACGTGCGTCACACGCTCTGCCGACTCAAGGCTCGACGCGCCGTATGGCACTACAACGTCCTCTGCCGGGACGTACATCGAGACCTGCCGGTCCAGTTGCAGATCAACATAGACCTTCTTGAACGCATTGCCCGCAAGGCCCAAGCCCCAGAGCATGCGCTCATGCTCAGGGCGGTACTCGACCATCACGTCAGTCAACTGATGGTTCATATCCTCTTGGACACGCTCAGCCGCCTTCTTTTTCTCAGGGGTTTCTTTGCCGATGATCTTGGTCTTGACCGGACCCGCAGCGGGGAAGGTCTCCATCATCGTCTCTGCTTGGAACTTGACAACAGCCTCAGACAGCAGCGGGTGATACACGCCGCAAGCGCCCGGCCACGGCTCAGTGCGCTCTTCTAGCTTCATGCCAAGCAGTTCTAGGCCATCGACGTACGTCTTGACCCAGTCTTTGCGGGAGTCAATGTCGCCCTCGTAATCACCGATCAGGTTGCCCGCAAGCTCAGTAAGCTCACGCTCGTCCATGTCCTCGGCAAGGTTCTTATCAAACTCGTCCTCAATATCTGCCTTGGCAATCTCAAGGGTGAACTCGCCCTGACTGATAGATACTGACTCGGGGTCCTCGATCTCAATCTCGATGGGGTCCTCCACCTCGCTGATCTGGTCCAAGCCTTGAGGGGCCTGATAAAACGCCTTGTCGATATTTGTTGCCATGATGTATCCTTAGTAATACGCGGCTTTCTTGCGATACTGTCGCAAGAAATTGTCTTCCGGCTCGTCAGTCGGAAGGCGGATGAACCCACCCTGCCTAAATCTTAACAGTGCAAGGGTCGTAGAGTCCACCAAGTCGTCGTTGGCTCCAGAGGGAAAGTCGTTGCACTCCTCCATGACCTCTTTGGCCCACCGCCTGTCGGGTGCAAACACCACGCCACCTTGAAACAGCGACGACACCGCGTTGACCCGAGCAATCTTGTCTTGGCCTTTGCCCGGCGTGAACTCCGCCACGGGTATGCCCATACGCCGAAACTCTTGATAGAGCACCGAGCCAGATGATTTCTTCTCGACCATGAACGAGTCAGGCTCCCACTCCTGATACTCGCGCAGCACCAAAGCCTTTAGCTCTGGATACTCCATCCGTTTCTTGATGGCATTGAGCAAAATGATGGCAAAGTTGTTCGTTTCTTCGTTAAAGAACACACCCCAGACGGTAAGTGCGTTATAGTCAGACCTGTTATTGGCCTCCTGCGCAGCATCCAGACTCATAATGGTGAACTCGCACGGCGGAGGGTCATCCTTTTCCCAAATTTGCCACCACTCGCGTTTGATCAGCGCGCCTTCCTCTGAAGTGGGCTTTTGCAGGTACTGAGCGTTCCAATACCGGATGTCCATCGCCGCTTTCTTGCCCAGCAACTCGTTGACATCCCAAAAGTCAGGCCACAGAGCCTCACCATCGTCTTTGATGGCCGGAAACTCGATCACCTCCCACTGATCGACCCCCTGTTCGCGCTCCATCTGGTTGACGACCATACCCGTGAGGTCCAGTTTGGACCACCGAGTCATCACAATAATGATCGCACCGCCCGGCATAAGGCGCTGAAGAGGGCCAGACTGGAACCACTCCCAAGCAGGAAGAAAAACATCCGGTCGTCCGGTTTTTGCTTCTTGTTCAGAGTGAGGATCGTCAATAATGAAAAGATCAGCGCCCCGACCAGCGAGAGCACCTCCAACACCAATAGCGAAGTACTCACCATTAAAGTTTGTTCCCCATCGTGAGGCCGATTTCGAGTCCGCCTGAAGCTCAACCTGCGGGAAAATGTCCTTGTAGGTGTCCGCACCGACCAGATTTCGCACCCGCCGACCGAAGTTGACCGCCAAATCAGAGGTGTGGGAGGCCATGATGACCTTCTTCTGAGGATATTTCCCCAGAAACCACGCCGGAGCAAGGTACGAGATCAATTCCGACTTGCCATGACGCGGCGCGATGTTCACTATCACGCGCTTTTTCTCGCCTTTGGCAATGGCCTCAAAGACCTCGATCAGTTTTAGGTGGTGCGGGCCGACTTTGTAGCCTGGATAGACGTGTTTGACGAAGTCCAAGAAGGAATCTTTGCCGATGACCTGCGTCATCTGGGTCTGATACTCCTTCATTAGCTCCAACACCCGACGTTTTTGCTTGTCGGGCATCGTCGGCAGAGCCTGCCGGAGCTTAAAAAGCTGGTCTGCGGTCAGTTTAGGCGCGGTCATGCTTGTTTTGATTGACCACCATGCGTGCTTCCACGTCGATTACCTTGTCTTCAAGGTTTTCCAAGGTCTGGAGCAACTCTTTTTCGACCTCTTCAATCGACATGTGCTTGTGAGTGACCTCACTTCGCTTCTTGAAGGCATCAACCCCGTCGATTTCCCCCAAGTTTCGCAGTGCCGTGATCCTTGCTTTGGGGTCCTTGGCATTCTCAATCTCGGCAACGAGCTTGTTGACCACGTACATCTTCAGGTCAGACAACTCTTCCACGATAGAGACGTTCATCTGCGCAACCATGCCTGCCAGCATGGCCAGAGTCTCGTTGGGGTACTTGGAGTAATCAGGCCGGTACTGCGGGTTGGCCATCATTTCCCGCGCTAGAGCCTTGGCCTCGTCAGCATTTTCCTGAGTTGGCGAGAGTGCTTGGCCCGTCAAGTCTGACATGAGCTTGATGACGTTGGCCCGCATCTGCAATTCTTGCTCAGCAGTGAGGTCAGGAAACGCCTCTTTGGCGTTGTCTGGCAGAGGAATGTTTTCCTCGATGGGCGGTACCAATGTCGTCATGTCAGAGAAGGAATCTCCGTTGGGTGTTGCACCGGGAATGTATCACAGAAATATATTTTTGCAACAAGGGGAGGTTGGGACTCCTACCGGGGGGTGTTTCTGTAGAAACATAGATTTGTGTGGCTGGGAAAAGTCATGGGGGAGGGGGTGCTCTGTTGGAGTTTGGCGGAGTGTTTTGTCGGAAAACCTAGCATTCATGCGGGTTGCCGGGTGGTTTTTCCCCACATTTATTTTTACTTGAGGCTTGACATATAGAGGGGGAGTTCGGCAGGGTGTTTTGTCAAAACCGGCAATAACTAATTGGCTATCTAGAGTACCTGATGGGCCGCTAGGCCGCATGAATGCTGGGTTTTTTCTTCGCCGTCTGAGACTGAATCCGGGTGTAACTAGGCTTATAGAGGGAGTCTAAAAATGGCGAGTTTCCGGGGGAGTAAGGGTGCCCAATCTCGCTGGAACCCGCATGGATACTGGGTTTAGCTTCGCCGTGGCACGGGTGATCCGAAGTGGGGCTTGACATATAGAGGGGGAGTTTGGGAATGTGCGGGGTTATTTGTGTGGATCAGGGGGTATGGGGGCGAGGGAGGGACCCGTTTGGCGGCTTGGGGGGTGGGGGTGGGGGCGCGTCCCCCTCTAGAATTTGCAATACCCGTACCCCTTCAGCTATACATATATCACTGCGATGTCGCAGGGTTCCACGGAGTACATCATGTACACAGTATCAGTTCAGTGGGAAGACAAGCGGATCACCCACACCGCATGGACCAAGGCGTCAGCCCTCGGATGGCTGGCCTGCTACCGACACCCCCAGGTGTTCGCTAAGGTGACCGACCTGTTCGGTCGTCGCGTGGCGGTCAAGTACCGCCGCTAATCAACGAGGGGCTTCGGCCCCTCTCCTTTGGAGAACATCATGAAGAAGCAGACCAACGAGCAGCGCATCGTGCGCTTTACGAAGGACGACCCGATGAACGCGGTGTTTGTCCGAATGGCCATCGAACACTTCTGCAAGGAAGTAATGCAGATGGATACGACGAAGCAGACCAACTCGCTGTTCAGTCCCATGCTGATGCAAGACATCGCTAAGGACTGGATGATGGACAACACGTCAGCCGACTAACCCACGGGGGGCCAAGTGCCCCCCACACTTCTGGAGGATGCTATGACAAGAGGACAGATCAACATCTGGCGACGCCATGTGTACGCAGCCACACTGGAGGCGCTGATACAGCGCCGCCCGTTCACTCAGATACCTAGCGAGTATCTGTATCGCTGATCATCGGGGCTTCGGCCCCTTTGATACCAGTTATATGTCCTCGCGCGCGGCGGGCGCGTGCGCGTAGGCGCGGCCCCTATTTAGCGTTTCATCCCCTCGTGAAACTTTACTTTATCACCCCACACATGGCATAAAGATATTGTCAGCAAGCGATCCCGCCCTGACGTTCCATCAATCGTTCATTTTTATGGAGATATGAACATGTCTGAAAAAACTTTCAAGTCGCTCAAAGATAGCGCATTCCAGCAAGCTGGTGCAGCACAAACCCTTGAGGATGTGGCGCGCTACGTTCTCGGGCTGGTTCCGGGTTTCCCCAAGGATATCCCAAGCGAAACACGGGATGAGCTTTATGACGGCTATCGTATGAAGTTTGATACCCTCAAGCCAGTACAAACCTACGCGGTGATAAACGATCACATTGTGCTTGCCACTGATGAACATAGGAAAGCGAAGAACGTAGAGAAAATCGAAATCGGTGTGGCTTATGCTTTTTCCTATTCAAGTCAGGAATTCGGCAAGCTCGCCAATACCCGGCCCGAGCTTCACAAGCTTTTGAAGGACGTCAGGGATACATGCAACACCTATTGCTCTAACCGACTTGGGGACTTGAAGCGCGCAGCGACAAAAATCCTGAACAATGGCAAGGATCGTCAGCGCGGTGCGAATAAGGATTTCGCTGAGTTCGTTGAAGCTTGGTTCAAAGATACCGCACCCGACAGGCTCAAGTCAGCATCGGCACGCGGTGATAGCAGCGCCGATAGCAAGCGATTCAACGAAGCGAAGGTAGCGTTCATGGTTAAGTGGAACGCTAGCTGATACTGACCCCAACCCGACCGGCAAGCCGGTCGGGTTTTTTTGCGCCTGCTATTTGATACCAGTGATATGTCTTCGCGCGCGACGGGCGCGTGCGTGCGGGCGCGAGGCCGTTAATTAAGACTCCATCCCCCCGTGAAACTTTACTTAAGACCCTGCTATCAGCTACAAAAGAATCAGCCGAGGCAATCTTGCTGAGGCGCAACCATAGGAGGTCATATGACCAATAGCATCCAATCCCTGAAAGACCTTGGCTACCAGCAGGCCAAGACCGGCGACACTCTGACCGAGCAGGCCCAGACTGCAATCCAGATGATTACGGGTTTTCCCGCAGACATCACGTCAGAGGCCAAGGCTGAGTTGTTCTCAGGGTATCAACTGCGATTCAACGAGAACCGCCCAGCCGTGACGTACGCGGTTATCAACGGGCACTACATCAGGGCCACCGAGGAGCAGATTGCCAACAAGAAGGTCGAGAAGGTCGACATTGGTGTCGCGTATGCTTTTTCCTACTCATCGCAAGAATTCGGGAAGCTGGCCAACACCAATCCCGCATTGCATGGGCTGGTGAAACAATGGCGCGACGATGCCTCGACGTACTGCTCGAACCGCCTGGGCGATCTGAAACGCGCCGCGCAGAAGATTCTCAGCCAAGGCAAGACCGCGCAACGCAAAACCCTGGATTTTGCAGAATCGTTGGAGAAAGCCTTCGACCAACTCAAATCCTCGGTCAAGGTAAAGCACAGCCGAGGCGACACCACAGCCGACCCTGCCAAATTCAAGGCGGCGGTCGATGCCTTCTACAAGGCTTACAAGGTCTGATGACCTGATCCACAGCCCGACCGGCTTGCCGGTCGGGCTTTTTTGTGCCCGTTGTTTTGAAGCCAGTGACATGTCTTCGCGCGCGAGGCGTGTGCGCGTGACGTGGCGAACAAGACTCTTAATTAGCGTTCCACGCCCACATGGAATCAGTTTGACCCCACATCCTATCGCTAAAGTTTATCAGATTTTATCTTTTGGCCCTGTCTCCATCGCCTAAGTTTATCAGATTTTATCTTCAAGACCCGTTTCCATCGCCTAAGTTTATCAGATTTTATTTTTTTAATACGATGGTATTCGATTTTGGCCTCGTTCTATAGGTAAATTAGAACAAGAACAAAATCGTCGAAAAAAAGCCTTATAAATCAACGAGTTACGGCGTTCTATTTGTTCTACTGTTTTTGGGGTGGGTCGGCAGCGTGATCGTTTTTGCACGTGCGAGGGCTTCGGAGCCAGTGCATTCCGTTCTACACTACGCAAAACACCGCAGGGGGGTCCTCTTTTCTTAATTTTCGCCAGAACACAGAACATATACATAATAATATTTAATTTATTTATATATATCTATATCAAAACACACCAAAACCTAAACCTTCGACCTACATTTCAGCCCATTTCTCGGTTCTATATGTAAATTAGAACACGTAGAACACGTAGAACAAGACTC